GGGACGCTCACGTTGGAGCTGAGCGTCGACGGCACGAACTGGGTGTCCAGCGGTTCGACGGCCAGCATCACTGCGGCCGGTAACTACCTGGTGGTCTCGACAGGCCGTCCGGCCCGGTACGGGAGGGTCAGCCTGACAAGCCTGTCCGGCACGATCACGTTGACGGTCAACATGATGGCGGCGTCCTAATGGCTCAAATCAATACCGCTTCGGACTTACTCCCCCACGACGCGCGGATCTACCAGTACGCGATGGTCGACACCCCCGGAGTGGTGGCGGCCAACAACTTTTTCAGCTGGTTCAACCCGGCGAACAGCGGGAAAGTCGTTCAGCCTCTGGGTCTGGTGGTTCAGTGTTACTCACCGAGTAACTCGGTGTCGTCGAACTCCCTGGTGCTGTACCGGACGAGTTCCGAAAGCGGCGGCTCCCTTGTGGCGGCGTCGAACATCACGAAGTACAACCCGAATGACGCGACGAACCCGGTCGCGACGATCCGCACATCGAACCCGACAGTCGTCACGTCGGGTATCGCGCTGGTCGGGATCGCACCGGTGCAGAGCACCGGCGGCGGCACCGTGGTCCCCGTGGTACTGGCGCCGTTCGGGTTCCCCCCCACCATTCCCATGGGCACCGGTCTGGTCTTCGGGACGGCTGGCGGCAGCACATCCCAGTTGTGGAACATTCAGCTGACGTGGTGGGAGTTCACGCCGTGATCCTTTCCCGTCCGTCCGGCGCCGACATCCTGTGTGCGTCGGCATCGGCCACCACCGCCACCCTGCTCACCGTGCCGGCGAACCGCTGGTACACGGCGAACGTGTGCATCTCCGCTTCCGCGAACCTGAACGTCACCGCAACCCCGGCCCTCACCTGGACGCCGAACGACGGGTCCGCCGGCCCGGCCACGACCACGGTCGTCTCCCGGTGCACGGTCATCAGCATCAACTCCGCGCCACAGTCGAACTCCGCGACGAACCACATCGTGGTCTACGGCGGCGCGTCGGGGGGTGTCCTCAGCTTCGCGATCAACAGTTCCACCGCTGCGTCCATATCCGTGAACGGCTTCCTGCTGTAGGAGGAGAACCGTCGTGCTGTACAACCCGAGCCTTATCGCCACCACCGACTATGTGTCGGCAGCTGCTACCGCCAGTACGACCGGGATGCTGAGCATTCCGGCGAACCGCTACTTCTCACTGTCGATCATGCTGTCCGGTTCGCAGAACGGCGTCGGGACCGCCACGCCGAAGGTGACGCTGAACAACACGACCGGGGGATCCCCTGCGGCGGCGTCCAGCACGGTCGTTGCGGAGCTGTCCATTACCGGCCTGGTCGGCGTCGTCGCCAACGCCACCGGGACGGTCGACGTGTCGGGCTACTCCGGCAGCACCGGCGCCACGCTCGACTTCGCACTCGGCGGCGCGACCGCCGCATGCACGATCAACGGGTTTCTTCAGTAACGTCCGGCGGTACGGCGGGGATCATCCTGCCGTACCGCCTGTATCGTTGATCCCACAACTGAATCCGCATGATCCTGCCGGCAGACGTCCGGCTGGCCAGAAAGCAAGGCAAGGGACATGACGCAGTGAAAGCAACCCCAGGACTCACCGCGAAACACGCGGGGAGTCACAAGCACGTGGGCTCGCGCAAGCACAAGCCTGCGCACCGTTCAGCCGCGCAGATCGCCGCTTCCAAGAAGTGGGGGGCGAAGGGCGCAGCGGCCCGGCACGCGGCTGCAGTGGCGAAGCACGCGGGCCATCCGGCCCCGGCGAAGTGGACGCCGAACGCGGACGTGGCGTGCTGCGTGGCGGAGGCTCTGGCGGTTTCTCTGCGTCTGACTGGCCGTGAGGTGTCCGGCCGGGATGTCCTTGATCTGTACTGGCGGACCGCTGACGACCCGGAGGCGGGGTCGACGATCGAAGCGACGATCGAAGCTGCGGCCGTTCATGGGCTGGCGGGGGTTCGGCTGGTGGATGCGCGGCCGGTCCGGTGGGCGTTGGACGGTGTGGTCCTCGGGGTGGATCTGGCGGAGCGTCACGCGGTGACGGTGGACGGGCCCGGGGTGTGGTCGTGGGGCGGCTGGCGTCCGGTGTCGGGCCGGTTCCTGGCGGGGGCGGACGAGGCGTGGCAGATCCTGTGGGGGGTGAACGATGCCGACCGGGGTGTATGAGCGGAAGCCGTGCCCGCTGGACTGTGGGTGCGGGAAGCACCGGCCGCGGGCGTTCTCGGAGGAGTCACGGCGTCGGATAAGCGAAGCTGCTCGGCGGCGGGGGGCGAATCATCGGTCGGGGTGTCAGTGCGGCTGGTGCCGTCGGCAGTTGCGTCGTGGGGATCCGACATATCGGGCGATGCACGCGCGGTTGGCGAAGGATCTGGGGACGCCGCGGTTGTGTGTGGCGTGTGGGTCGACGACGGCGCGGTGGTATGACTGGGCTTATGTCGGGGCTGGGCATGAGGAGCAGCAGGGGCAGCCGTACAGCGAGGATCTGGGGATGTATGTGCGGTTGTGTCGGTCGTGTCATCGGCTGTTCGACAAGGGGCGGTTGGTGGTGACCAATGGCAATTAGTACGCCTACATACTGCTCGAGAGAAGACGTCAAGCGCGCCGTCGACATGAAGGAAACGGCGCGGAACAACTGGCAGATCGACCGGGCCATCCAATCCTCGGCCCGCAACATCGAAGGCCACCTGCACCGTTTCTTCTATCCGAACGACACGACCCGCTACTTCGACTGGCCGAACTTCCAATACGCCTATCCCTGGCGAATATGGTTCAACCAGTACGAGCTAGCCGCGATACCCACCCTGGTGACGACGGGTACGGCGGGCGGCACTCTGACGGGGCAGACGATCCCCCTGTCGGCGTGCAACTTCGAACCGGTCAACTCTGGTCCGCCGTACACCTACCTGGAGCTGCGCCGCGACCAGACGTTCAGCTTCGGCGCCGGGCCGACCCCGCAGCGGGACATCGGCATCACCGGCACGTTCGGGTTCACGGTCGACAAGGACGCGGCCGGCACGCTCGCGGCGGCGGTGTCGTCGACGACGGCCACGGCGGTGACGGTGTCGGACGGGTCGCTGGTCGGCGTCGGGAATCTGCTGATCGTCGATTCGGAACGGATGATTGTGTCCGAGAAGTCCAGTCTCGACACCGGGCAGACGGTCTTGTCGGGGGTGACGTCGGCGTCGTCTGCGGACGTGGCGGTCGGGGTGGCGGACGGTACGCAGCTCCACATCGACGAGATGATCCAAGTCGATTCGGAACGCATGCTGATCGTCGACATCACCGGCAACAGCGTGACGGTGAAGCGGGCGTGGGACGGCACCGTGCTGGCGTCGCACTCCACGGGTGCGCACATCTTTGCGTTCCGGACGCTGACGGTGGTCCGTGGGCAGCTGGGGACGGCGGCGGCCACGCACTCCAACGGGGCGGCGGCGTTCATCCATCGGGTTCCGTCGCTGGTACGTGATCTGTCGTTGGCGGAGTCCGTGAACAGGGTGCTGGAGGAGACCGGCGGCTACTCCGACCCGCAGGGTGAGGGCGGCGCGGCGATTCACGGTCTCGGCGGCGCGCTGGCGGACTTGTGGGACGAGGCAGAGACCGTGTTCGGCCGCAAGGCCAGGATTCGGGTGGTCTGAATGGCCGACACGAACAACGTGTACGTGCGGATGAACGGTCCCCTGCTGGAGGGCCGCGCGCCGGCGATCGTTGAAGCGGCGATGGTGTCCGCTGTGGCTGAGGTGGCGGATTACACGAAGTTCGAGGTTCTGTCGCAGCTACACGAGGTGTTGCAGCATCCGACCGGGTACTACGAGTCGCAGATCACCGACCAGACGATCACGCCGACGCTGCACCGGATCCACGACAACATGGTGATCTACGGTCCGTGGTTGGAAGGCGTTGGCTCCCGGAACTACCCCGTCACCAGGTTCAAGGGCTACCACACGTTCCGGCTGGTGAAGAACCGGATGCGGCGCAAGGCCAAGCAGATCGTCGCTGACCACGTCGCAAGGCTGGTGAAGACGCTGTGAGCCTCGATGTGGCGGGCATAGTCGCGGCGGTGGAGTCCCACGCCGAAGCGACAGGCGTGTTCGAACGGGTCGTGACGACCGAGCCGAAGGCAGCGCCGGGCAAGGGCATGTCGGTGGCGATCTGGGCGCAGGACGTCGGACCGGTGAACGCCGCATCTGGGCTTGCTGCGGTGTCGGTACGGGTGACTCTCATGGTTCGGGTCCTGAAACCGATGTTGTCGCAGCCGTACGGGCAGATCGACCCGGACATCCTGACTGCGGTGGACACGCTGATGTCCGCCTATGCGGGGGATTTCAACCTGGGGGGGACGGTCCGGAACGTCGACCTGTTGGGGCAGCACGGGACGGCCATGGCCGGGCGCGCGGGTTATCTGACGATCGACAAGCAGACGTTCCGGATCATGGACATCACACTCCCCCTGATCATCAACGATCTCTGGAATGAGGTGCCATGAGCGCATCCGGCATCATGGACAGCCCACCCCCGGGCTTTCTGTCCCCTCTGGCGTTCGCGTTCGTGCAGCCGCCCGCGGGCAGTTCCCCGCAGCCGGCCCCGGTCGTGCCAGCCACGTCAGGGAAGACGACGGGTCTCGGGGACAACTTTTACGTAGGCGGGAACGACGTGTCGGGGGACATCAGCGTCCTGTCGAAGATCTCCGGGTCGCAGGCCACGTTGAACGTCACCGCGATCAACGTGTCCGCGATGGAACGTCTCGGCGGGAAGCGGGACGGCGCCATGGACTTCACCGTCTATTTCAACCCGACCCGTGCGCACCCGGTGTTCTCCGCGCTGCCCACGACCGACGTGCAGGCGTCGTACCGGCGCAGCACCACGGTCGGCGCACCGGCAGCCGAGATCTTCGGTCGTCAGATCGACTACAACCCGACCCGTGCCGCGGACGGCTCCCTCACGGCGTCGGTCGCTGTGCAGGGTGACGGGTTCGGGCTGGAGTGGGGTGTCCAGCTGACGCCTGGTCTGCGGTCGGACACGGCTGCGACGAACGGCCCGGCTGTCGACACGACGCAGGGCCTGTCGTTCGGCGCGCAAGCCTACTTGCAGGTCACGGCTTTCACCGGCACCGACGTCACCGTGAAGATCCAGGATTCGGCGGATGAGGTGAACTGGGCCGATGTCACCGGGCTGACGTTCGCTCAGACCACCGGCGCGCAGACGACGCAGCGGATCGCAACGCTGAACACGGCGATGATCCGCCGGTTCCTGCGCGCCACCACCACCACGTCAGGCGGGTTCACGACGGTCACGTTCGCTGTGACCGTCGTGAAAAACCAGGTGAGCGGAACGGTGTTCTGATGCAGCAGATGAACCGGATCGAGCCGGCCATGGGCGTCGGGGCGTATCAGACGTACAGCATCACCTCGCCGCATGACCGGCTGGTGCCGGCGGCGTGTGAGCAGGTTGGCTGCGAGCAGTGGTACTACGGCTGGCAGTCGACGGTCGACGAGTCGACGGAGCTGGGCCGGTCGCAGGCCCAGTACATTCGCCACCAGTCGGGGCGGACGTTCCGGGAGCAGCGCACCGGGGCCGGCATGACGGTGTTCACGTTCGAGGCGCGTCAGCGCTGCTTCGCGAATCACCAGACGCGGCCGGAGCTGTACGTGGTCCGGGATGGGGACTGGCGCGGCAACCCGACCGGGCGACGCAGGGTTCACGCGAACGCTGCGGACTGGACTGAGGACTTCGGCGAGCACCAGCAGCGGATCGCCGACCAGATAGAGAGAGGGTGATCCCATTGGCCAAGGTAACGGGTCTTGCGTGGTCCGTCTTGTCTGTGGACGACGCGTCGAACGTTCAGCGTGACATCCGCAACGACGTGACGAACCTCCAGTTCGCCACTCCCCGTGCGGTTCAGGACGTGACGGGCATCGACAAGTCCGCGATGGAGCGTCTGCTGCTCCTCGCGGACTTCAGCATCACGATGAACGGGGTGTTCAACCCGGCGACGAACCAGGAACATGACGTGTTCAAGACGATCCCGTCCACCAGCGTGAACCGTCTGATCACGATCACGACGAACGGCAAGACCCTCGCTCCGACGGCGCTGCTCACGGACTACACGCTGACCCGTGCGATCGGCGGTGAGCTGACCTACGCCGTCCCCGGGGTGCTCGCGAACGGCGTCGTCCCCACCTGGTCGTGACCGGGCCAGGAAGCGTTTCAAGGAGAGGAGCAGCGCATGGCCAGGGTCAAGCGTAGGCAGTACAAGCTGGTGTTCCAGGACGAGAACATGGCCGGGGTGGAGATCACCGTCCGGTCCCTGACGTCAGGACAGCTGATCGATCTCCAGAAAGCCCAGGAGGAAGGGCTTCACGAGCAGCTCACCAGCATGCTCGCCGAGAAGCTGGTCGGCTGGAACGTCGAAGACGAGGACGGCACGGCGATACCGCCGACGCTGGACGGGATCCGGTCGATGGACATCGACTTCAACAACACCGTCATCAAGGCATGGACCAACGCGGTGATCGGGGTCAAGGCCCCTTTGCCGCAGCCCTCCAACGATGGTCAGCCGTCGGTGGAGGCGTCGATTCCGATGGAAACCCTGTCCGAAAGCCTCGCGAGCTAGAGCACGCCGAGTTGATCCTGGCGTTGTGCGACCGCTGGCACAAGTTGCCGTCGGAGGTGCTGGCGGAGCCGGCGGAGATGCTGCGCCTGTTGAAGATCGCCGAGTTGGGGAGGAGTGTGGACCCGGATGCCTGATGTCGTTGAGATTCTGGTGACGGCGAAGAACCTCACCGGCGCGGCGTTCAAGGAGGCGGTGGTCGGCGCTGAGGGGATGAAGTCCTCGGTGTCGAATCTGAGTAAGGCGTCGACCCTGGCGGGGGCGGCGGTGGTCGGGTTCGTCGGCGAGTCGATCAAGATGGCGGCCGATTTCGACGCGAAGATGACGATGATCTCGACGCAGGCAGGTGTGTCGAAGGAGAAGATCGCCGGTCTGTCGCGGGGTGTGCTCGATCTTGCCGGTCAGGTTGGGTTTTCGCCGGATTCGCTGGCGGAGTCGCTGTATCACGTGGAGTCCAACGCTGAGAGCATGGGCATCACGTCGTCTCAGGCACTCGATCTGGTGAGGACCGCCGCGGAGGGCGCGGCGATTGGTCACGCGAAGCTGGTCGACGTCACGAATGCCCTTACGGCGGCTGTCGCCAGCGGCATCCCGGGCGTGCAGAACTTTCAGCAGGCCATGGGCACGCTGAACGCGACCGTCGGTGTCGGTGACATGACGATGCAGGACCTCGCGTCGGCGATGGGTTCCGGCATGGTCGCGACCGTCAAGGGCTTCGGACTGAACATCACCGACGTCGGCGCAGCACTCGCGGTGTTCGGTGACAACAACATCCGGGGGGCGGCGGCCGGCACGCAGTTGCGTATGTCGGTGCAGGCTCTGGCGTCGCCGGTCGCGTCGGCGTCTGCTGCACTGAAGACTCTCGGTATGACCCACCAGACGTTGGCGGACGACATGCAGCGCGGTGGTCTGAAACTGGCGCTGGAGGACCTTGACGAGAGGATGCGGAAGGCCGGGATCACGGCCGACCAGCAGGGCGAGATCATCACGCAGGCGTTCGGCCGTAAGGCTGGTGCGGGTCTGAACGTGCTGTTGAGCCAGATGGACCGGCTGGAATCGAAGTATCCGGCGCTGGAGGCTGCGTCGCACAACTTCGGCCAGTCGTGGGCTGACACGCAGAAGACGTTCAGTCAGCAGATGAAGGAGATGGATGCGGGACTCCAGGCGTTGATGATCACGTTTGGTGAGAAGCTCATCCCGGTCGTGCAGAAGGTGACGACGTTCTTCCTGACGCACCGGGACACGACACTCAAGCTGGCCGAAGCTACCGGCGCTCTGGTGCTGGATCTGGCGGGGTTCAACGTCCTGTCGAAGGTCGTCGCGGCGTTCCAGGGGCTGGCCACGGTGATCGGGACGGTCAATGCCTCCATGCTGGCGTTCAAGGCTCGGGTGGTGGAGGCGCAGATAGCCTCCGGTGCTGCGGGTGGCAGTATCAGCGCGTTGGGGGCGGCGTTCTCCGAGCTGTCCGTCGGGTCGAAGCTGACGATTGCGGCGGCCGGTATCGCGTTGCTCGTTCTCACGGTGGCGAAGCTGTCCGACATTGGCAGGATCGCGCCGCCGAACATCGACCGGATGACTCAGTCTCTGGCCGAGTTGGGGACGTCGGGCAAGGTGTCGGGGGAGCTGTCCGCGCAGCTCGGGGACAACTTGAAGAAGCTCGGGTCGACGGTCGACAGCCTGTCGGGGAAGTCGTCTGGCCTCGCGAAGCGGTTCGATGCGCTGCCCGGCCGGGACCAGCTGCGGAACTTCAGTGCCGAGAAGGAACA